CTTCGTGCTGGATGAAATCGGAGCGGAGCGCGGCTTTCTCCAGCCGCGCCTGCCGTCCCTTGGATTCCCAGGCGGCCTCGCGGAGCGCGTGGTCGACGTCCCGGGGACTGGCGTGCAGCATCCGGACGACCTGGAAGAGATGGGATTCCCCGGGGACGATGCCCGGGGCGATCTGGAGCAGCCCGGCCCAGCCGTCCGCCGCCAGCCGCCCCTGCAGCTGCATGGAGGGTTGCAGGCTCCCCGGGGACGGGTTGTAGGGCACCGACCGGAGCCACCGGAGCTGGTCCCGTCCGCCGGCCATCCGGTCCGGCTTGGGGTCGTAGAGGCAGACGAGCCGATGCCCGTCGCCGAAATCCACACAGTCGAGCCGGCGATCGAGCCGCTTGAGTCGCCGGAGGAAATCCGCGGGCGACCGCCAGTCGAACAGCGTCGGCGCCCGTGGGCCGCGCGGGCCCACGGCGTGACGGCACGGTTCCGGACCGCGACGCCACGCCAGGAGTTTCCGCACCAGTGCGGCGACCATCTAGCCGCCGTCCCCGTGTCCGGGGTAGACCGCGATCCGGACATACGCCGCGCCGTTCGGGGCCGCGCCGTTGCCGTCGGACGTGTATGCCATGACCACGTCCTTCGTGCCGGTCTTGTCCTGGCGCGTGGAGAGCGCCGCCGCCATCACCCCGGCCACGACTTCGTTGGCCACCGGCGTGATGACCCCCGTGAACAACGAGGCCACCGTCGCCACTTCGCTCACGAACGTCGCCGTGGTCAGGTCGGAGCCGTCCGTCAGATCGTCCGTGTTGGCGGTCCACGTCGCCGCCTTCGCGGCGATCGCGATATAGCCGAAGTTCCGTTTCGCCGTATCGGCCGCCGGCAGTGCCGCCAGGGCGAGCGCGGCGGAGGCGTAGGCCTGCGGCGACCCGACGACCTTCGTCGAGACCGTTCCGGCGTTGTCGATCTGCACCCGGATACAGCCGAACTTGCTGGCCGTGACCACGTGCGCCGCCGTGAAGACGATGGCCGTGGCCGCCGTCTTCTGGACGATCCGCCCCCCGATCCGCACCGTCGCGGCCGCCGTGAGGAACTTCTCCGGCGTCGCATCGATGCCCAGCACGCCGGCAAAGATGGTCTCGTCGGGTCCGGCCAGATACCCGTCGAACGTGAGGACCGCCGTGACGGCCGTGGCATGGACGTCCACGCCGGTCACCATGAACGGCTGGCGCGGCGTGAACACCCCGAACGCCTGCCGCGTCTGGGAAGTGGCACTGATGAGGCGGAAGGGGATGACGTAGGGACCGACCGGCCCCCGGTCCTGCCCGACTTTCGTCGATGAAATCTTCATGGTCCTGCTCCCGTGACAACGATCAGGGGACCGGCGCGTGTGCGCCGACCCCCCTCGTCGGGTCTAGTTGTTTGTCGTGAGGCCCTGGATGCGGAAGTTGTGCCGCGGTGCCCCACAGAACCATTCCTCGTACTTCCAGCCGGTCGCGTAGTACGCGTCCTTCGGCCCGCTGGAATCCGTGACGCGATTCCAGATCGCGCCGGTCGTGTCGTCCCACTCGTATTCGCCCAGCGTGAAGCGCGTCCACGAGCCCCGCTCGATGCCGAAGAAGACTTCGGGCGGGAGCTTCCGCGCCATCCGGATCAGGATCGCCCGGTTGCCGAGTTGCAGGTACGTGTTGAGCCGTCCCCCGACGTACGTCCGCGGATCCATGAAGAAGCGGTCCGACTTGAACGAATTCCGGAGGCCCCGTTCGGCCGAGTACGAGGTCGCGAAGGCGTCGACCGCCCCGGCACCGCGCCGGTGGGTCTCGTCCCACGCATACGTCACCAGCTGCTCGGAGATCGCCCCGTTCCACGGCGCCGCCGAGGCATCGATGACGATGCCCTTGAGCCAGCGATTCGCGGAGCGGGCGAGGTTCATGTACGTCGGCAGGACCGTCCCGTCGTCGACGCCGCCCAAGAATCCGGTCGGGACCGCCGCGACGTTCGGGTTGCCGTGCGGGAACGAGTGATCGATGTTGTCGCCCGTGCCCACGTAGTCGTTCGCGGCGATCACGCCGGCCAGGCCGGCGTCCATCTCGAACGTGATCGTGTTCGTGGCTTCGTCCATGTCCCGCACCACGGCGCGCTGCGTCGTGCCCGGGTTGCGGAGCGCGATCGGCGCCGCGAGCGAGGCCGTGAAGACGCACTGGTCGCCTTCGGAGAACTCCAGCCACGGCTCGGTCCAGCCCGACACCCCCAGCGTGTCCTTCATGACCACGGTGTAGGTCGGTCCGCCGCCGGCGATCGAAACCACCCGCGCCCGGATGTCGTACCCGAAGCCGAGCAGCATGCGGTCGTCGTCGTGCGCGATGCGCTTGGCAAACAGCGGCATCGCTTCCTCGAGATAGTTCACGAACGCGGCTTCGTCGGTGCGCACCTGCCGCATGGCGGATCCGGTCATCTGGATCGTGCCCGTCATCTGCTTCAGGTAGACCCGGGTATTCTTGAAGACCGGCGATTCCGCCTGGGCGATATAGCCGCCGTCGGACGCGCCCCGGTAGCCGGACATCAGCGCGGTGATATGCGCATTCTCGATGTACCGTCCGCCGGTGGTGGTGTCGCTCTTGATGCCGTTGGACTCGGTCTTGATGATGTCCATGAACTCGGACTCGTCCACGATGTTCTGGAACAGGGGCCGGTTCGCGAGCACCTTCATGATCGGGTCGAGTTCCGTCTTGCTGGTCGTCGGCGCGGCCATCGCGAGCGCGTACAGCCCGCCGCTCGGCGCAAACAGCGCGAGACCGATCAGCACGACGAGCGAGAGGAGCCGCGCGAGCGGGGTCCTCCGCCAGTCCTGCCATGTATGTCGCATGAGGGGTATCCTGGGAAAGCGTGAGAGGGCCGGTCACCGGGCCGTGCCCGCCCGGCGGGCGGTACGGAACGCGGCGGCGGCCTGCTTGATGTTGGATCCTGCCGGAATCAGGTCGAGGGGGGATTTGCGGTGCGGGGCGCCACTCGTGCCGGGTGCCGCAGCAGCCAACACGCGTCGAACGCCGGCAGCGGTCTTCACCGCCTCGGGGGTACGCGGCGCGGCGGCGACACGGGGGGGTGCTGGTGACGGTGCAGCAGCGGTCTCGGTCGCGGCGGGTGCGCCGCTCTTGCCTTTGCCTGCCGGTCGTTCCAGACCGTAGGCTTTCATCCGGGGGGCCAGAATCCCCGGCACATCACGCGGGTCCACGATCTCGACCCGCCGCTCCTGCTGGAACGCGCGGATGTCGCCCCGCGCATCGCGCAGGAAGAGGTCCCGCTGTTCCGGCGTGAGGTCGGGTGGCATCAGGCGCCCGAGGGCACCCATGATGTCCCCCGCATTCTTGCGCACCGCGCGGGTCGTCTCGACCTTGGCCCGGGCGCTGTCGCGCAGTTTCGAACGCTCGTTCTCGGCCCGGAGCTTGAAGCTGCCGAACGCCGTCTCGTCGTCCAGCGCCTCGCGCAATCCGCCCTCGACCAGCCGCTTCAGGATCTCGGGGTGCGTCAGCAGCGTCCGCGCGAGGATTTCGCCCTGCTCGATCGAGAGCGAGCGTTCGACCACGTCGACCGGGTCCAGTTGCATGGCGTCCGTGAACTCGTTGAACTCGTCGATGATGGCCCGGCTCTCCGCTTCGACGGCCCGGGCCTGTTCGCCCCGGGCATAGCCGGACTGGAGCATCTGCAGGGACTTGAGCGAGTCCTCGTCGGCGAGGATCATTTCGATCGGGGCCCCGTTGGGCGTCAGCGGCGGGCCCGCGAAATAAAGGGGGTTGGTCTTGGCATCGACGGGCGGTGCCTCCTCTTCGGCGCCCTCCTCGGCGTCCGCCTCGCCCTCGGCCGCGTCGTCCGGCGTCTCCCCGGTCCCCGGTTCGTCTGCCACCGGGAGATCGACGATCGGCTCGCCCTTGGCCATGCGCTCACGCGCTGCACGGACGGCGTCCGCGATCGACGGCGGCGGACCGCCGGGGAGATCGGCCACCGTCTGCTTGTCGGCCCGGAGCAGTTCCTTCCCGTCGGCGCCCACCATCGTGGAGCCCTGATCGGGCCGCGCCCCGTCGGGGACGAGATCGATGCGGACAACGGGGGTCTCGGGCGCAACAGCAGCGGGCGCGGTCATCGGGAAGCCTCGGGAGCAGGGGTGGGTGCAGGCCCCGGGGGCGGCGCGGCCTTCGCCATGCGCGCGACCTTGATCTGGAGAGCCTGGATATGCTGGGCGCGGTGCTGCATGAGCACCTGCTGGACGGCGGGCGGATACTTGAGGAACTGCGGGCGCTTCATCAGCCGTTCGTGCCGGGCGAGGTGGACCTCGTCGTCGTACCAGTCGAGGACCGGGGCGGGGGCGCCGCCGGCCACCATCGTCGCGTTCTCGCTCTCGGCGGTCGCGAAATCCACGTGGGCCGGCTGCAGGACGCGGGAGTCATGCGGGAACCGCGACCGCTCCATGAACTCGCTGATCGCGTCCGCCGACTGCGGCGGACCGAACGCACCGGCCATCCAGAGGCGTTCGACCCGCGCCTTGCGCTCGCTGCGGCCTTCCGGCTGCTGCGACTCCAGATCCGGCTCGGCGTTGGCGGTCCCCGATTCGAACAGCTCCGGGTACACTTCGACGGTCTGGACCATCCGGTCCTCGCCGGCAATCGCGAGGATCTGCCGGCGGTCGTAGATGAGCGGCAGCATCACCCGCCACGTCTGCTGCATCCGGGCGAATTCCGGGACGGACCGGCGCATCGTGGGCCCGAGGAACCGGTCCTCGTTGAACCGGAGTTCCTTCACGAGCTCCCCGGACGCGCTGGGCGAGGGTGGATTGCCCGAGGTGCCGTCGAGATTGCCGAGTTCGTTGATTTCCCCCTTGGCCTGCGCCAGCGCTTCGAGCACGGTCGAGGTGATCGGGGGCGGGGCCAGCCATTCGACGGCGGGCACGCCGGCCCGCCGGTTGGCGGTGAACCCGGCCCCCGGTTCGTTCGTGAACTTCGCGGCATCGATGCCGCTCTGGTCGTCGATGATCGGCTTGGGCGAGCCCAGCAGGTTCGCGTTCTCCATCACGATCGACCGCATCTTGTTGTACGACCGGGACGGCCCGTTCAGGGCCTCCTGCGGCGTCGTGCCGTCCGGCCGGCCGGGCAGGGGCACGAAATCCCAGCGGTGCAGGGGCGACGTGAAGGGGAACGCGACGGGGCGGGGCCCGTCCTGCAGGATCGTGTCGTCGTCGGCGATCGCGATATAGCGGCCCCCGGGCTGGCCCGGCGACTCCGCCATCCCCGGGACCCGGTCCGTCGGCCGCATCCACGTATGCCGGACGCAGATCAGGTCCTTGATCGCCCGGTCGGCGAACATCGCCGAGGCCCGCGCGCTCGCCATGCCGTAGAGGCCGGTACCGTAGAGGAGCCGCTTCGACCGGTCCTGCGTGATCGTCGAGCCGGTCCGGGGGCGGACCTCCTTGCCCCAATACTCCCAGATGTCGTCGGCCGTGTAGTAGCACTCCAGCGCGTGCCAGCGGCGGCGCCCGAACGGCTTCGTGGTCCACTCGCTCCGCACTTCGAGGTTCGTGCAGATGTCCACCGCGATCTGGCCGGAGCGGCGCTGGAGGGGCTGGACGCCGGGCATCGGCTGCATCTGGCCGTCCGGCGTCATGAACACCGCCGGCTGGTAGTCCGCCGACAGCGGCACGCCGGGGACCGGCCCGGGCGTCATCCCGAGCTGCTGGCCCGTGCGGGGGTCGACGATCGGCAGCGGCGCGTCCGCCGTTTCGGTCCGCCAGTCCCCCACCCCGGGATCGATGCGCGACAGCAGATACACACTCCCGCATGGGATCAGCCACGCGAACCAGCGATGCAGCACGTCGTCCATGTTCGCGTCGCGCCAGACGACTTTCGTGATGGTCGTCAGGGTCTCGGCGAGTTCGGCGTCCATCGCGTCCGGTCCCGGGGTCCACCGGACGATGGGCGGGTTCTCGGTGCCGCGCGCGTGCGTGAGGATGAACCAGCGGAGCAGGCGGTTGATGACCGGGCGCTGGCGCCAGCGCTTTTCGTCGTCGCTGAGGAAGTCCGAGATGTCGATGTAGCGGCCCGTGCCGGGATGGAACACGGACCAGTGATCCCCGGCCAGCATCCGCAGATTCTCTTCCACCATGCGGTCCCGGGGGAGGAGGGCAATGGTCTGGTCCTCCCAGAGCGTGCGGAAGTATTCGATGCGCTGGCTATCGCCGGTGACGTCGTCCTCGGCCTGCCGGAGCGGCGGCATGCCGCCGGGGACCAGGGCGAGGTCCGTTTTCGGCGCCATGCCGAGGAGGGCGGGCGCGGTCATGGGATCCGGTGGCGGTTGCGACTGCGATGCGAGCGCATGGCCAGGAGCACGTCCGCGGTCACGGGGGGAACGGGAAACAGGGGCGCGCCGAGCCACACACTGGCGCTATGCTGTCGCCTGTCATGTAGATAGGTCCACCGCGCGGGCGTTGTCAAGCCGAGGAGCCGGAAGAGGCCGGGCGGAGCAGGTGCAGGCCGTCGCCGCACCGTTGATGACGCCGAGTTCCATGACCGCCGGTTCGTTGGTCGACGCAGCCTTGACGTCCCACGAAGGGGCCGCGTTGGTCGTCACGGTGCCGGGGAGGGCCAGCGAGTAGATCGCCATGTCGGGGGGTCTCGGTGAGGGTCAGGGGATGCGGTGCCGGTTCCGGTTCCGCTGGGAGCGCATGGCGAGCAGATCGCCACCGACCGGCGGCGGGATGCTCGGGACCGCCGGATCGCCCGCCAGCGCACTGAGGGCACTCCGGGCCCGCCACTGCCGCACCACATGCAGCCGGTCCCAGCGGGCGGGCGCGGTCAGGCCGAGCGTCCGCAGCACGCCCGCCAGCCAGCCGCCGTACTTGACCCGGAACGTCGTGCGCGGCGTCGCGGGTTGGAGCTGGCGATGCCGCTGGCGCGTCAACGCGTCGAGCGCGGACGGCGTCGGGAGCTGGGTGAGCGCCTTCTGGCCGAGCAGCCAGCGGGTGACGGCGCCGGCCGACAGCAGCGGGTAGTTCAGGACGTTCTCGACCCCGAACCGCTGCCGGCGATGCCGCATCCAGCGGCCCCGGACGTCGGCGGGCGGACCCATGAGGAGGGAGCCGCCCGCCCGCTGGCTGATGCCGGAAGCGACGACCGCGTAGGGGAGCG